TGTGAGAAAATGTTAGGGTCAGCAACTGGCAATATATCTACTCGATCATCAAAGTCTGTTTGTTTAATCATTCTTTGACCCCCAACTACATCATACGGATATTCCGGCGGTAGATATAACTTGAATACTCTAGCTAAAATTTTAAATTCATTTTTTAAAGCTGAGTAAATTCTTTTATGAATAGCAGACATTGTTCTGCTACCTCTTTCTAATAATGCAACTGTAGTTCCAACTGCAGCTTGTTGATTACCATCACCAACTTGTAAATCTGCAATAGATGCAAATCGTTGACCTGCTTGAACCACTATACCCATCAAACTTAATAATGTTTGAGAAGGCTCTTTAAATGGAAGCATCATAAATGAATCTCTTAAATTTCCACCCGGTGCATCAACATCTCTAAACTCACCTGGTTGAATAGATTGTGCGTCATCTCTAATTCTTATACCACGCATTTTAAATCCAGCTGGTAAATTAGATAAAGTTCCTGCATCGAGTAATTGTCTTAATGCTGCTGTTGCAGTACGTGACAATCCACCAATCATATGAATTAAACCAAAACCATAAAAACCAAGTCCTGGTAAAAATTTGAAATGTACAAAGTATTGAACTTTATCTTTTTTAGTATCTCCGATTTCATAGTTTCTTCTGATAGATAAAATATCTCTTGATGATTCTTCTATAGTAACAATGTATGGGATTTTAATTCCTGTCGGCTCACCAGTCTGTGGATCTGAATCTTCAAAACCTTCAAGATCTAAATCTACATGACATTCTAGTAAAGTATAAACATCTTCATTAGCAGTTTTACTAATACCTTCTAATTCTCTTTCTTTTTTATCAATCTCTGATTCTTGGTCACTAGGTTTACCAATTTCTATATCTCTATAAAAACCTGCAACCTGTTGTTTTCTTAAATCGTTTTCTGAAATTTTAACACGATGAATAATTGCTTCCGCATCATCTAATGAGGTAGCTGTGTACGGAACAATTAAATCATCTGCAGGAACAAATTTTGAAACTGCTCTTTGTTCCATTTCATCAAAGTATACTTTTTTAAAAGTACTACCTGCAAGAGGTAAATGAAATAACATAGAATCAAATTCTGGTTCATACTCTTTCATCTGATCCATGATTTGATAATTCATAAAATCTTTAACTCTATTTGCCTGATCTGTTTTTTCTGCAGTAGGTACTCCAAGTATTTGTGTTCGAACCGGTCCATCTGCTGGAAGTAATTCTTTATAAGCTAGTGCTTGAAATTGAGTAACGGCTTCAGCAAGTACTGGATGAGTTGCACCCGATGCTCCTTGAAAAGGTTCTGATCTTTGATCATATTTAAAACCTAATAAATCTAAACCTTGAGTATAAGTTCTTTGCCAATCTTTTCTTGATGAAATATAATCTTGATATTTAGAAGATAAATCTGATGCAAGTCGACCTAATACATCATCTGGTAAAAAATCTGCTAAGTTTGCATAATGCTCATCACCGCCTTCAGGTGTTGCAGCTGCTGGATCTAAATTAATATCAACCGAACCATCTTCATTCTCCTGAATCTCTACATCATCAGGTGATTGTACTTCTTCTTTAACTTCTTCTACTACTTGTTCTTGAATCTGTTCTTCACCAGGTAGTTCAAATTCTTTTCTTGGTTCGTTCGGTAGAGCTTTGTCTACGTTGTCCATATTGTCTGCCATTTATTTTCTCCGTAAGTTTTACATCTTTAACAGTATTATAGGAAATATTCAAGCCTTGACTCTGGGGCCCTGATTCCGGAGGCACTGTTGTAGTAAGCCTTTTAATCATTTTGTTTGGACTGACTTGCTAATTCTCTCATTGCTTGTTTGAATGCTTCTCCAAAACCAACACCTTCAATGTCCATAATCTCTTCAATTTTTTCTTTAAGAGCCATTGTATCCGGGTCCATGGAGCCTTCATTGTAATTGACTCTTCCACCTTGTGCCATTTTAGGAAAATACTTTTCTGCAAATGTATCAATATCCATTCCAGTACCTTTTTGACCTCCTGCTTCAATATACATCTTTGTAACCATTGCGTTATATTTTGTATCACCACCTTCTAAAAAACCAATTCGTCCACCATCAGCGTATCCCAACATAGGAGCTATTTTTTCTGCTACTTTGTCTAACGTGTTTGGTAAAAACATTAATTTATCTAAAAATGGATCTCCGGTTTTTTTACTCTCTTCTTTTAATTGTGGAAGGGTTTCACCTGGATTGTCTTTTATAAAATCTTTTAAATAAGATGCTCTTTCTTTTATGAAATCTTTTGCTTCATCACTACTCATGACTCCAGCATTTTCTATTTTACTTACAGATCTTTTTAATAAGTTATTCATTTCACCTTGATCAAATCCACCAAGATAACCTTTAATAAATTTATCAGCGTCCTGTTTAAATTTTTCTTCGGTGTATGGTTTTTGTTTTGGAGTAATCTCGGCCATTACAGAACTCCTGCAATGCCGCCTTTAGCTAATTTTTCTTGTTCTTTTTTTCTTTTCTCAATTAATTTTTTAATTTTCTCTTCATCCATTTTAAATGGTTTTGGTTTACCTTTTTTATCTTTAACTGATTGGATTTCTCTGTACCTTGCTCTATCTTCAAGATCACCAGCTTCTCTTGCTTCAAATGGAGTGCTATAACCTTTTTCAGGAAGATTTATAAATTTCTTTTGACCATCTTTCATTTCATATGGTCTCTCATCTCCAGCTGCATATTGCATTCGGCCACCATACATTGCCATTTGTCTATCCTTCATCATTTCTTTTTGTGAGAAATAATAATTAGAAAAATCTTCTATAGTGCCTTTGTAACCATTTCTTTTTGCGTCTTCAAATTCTTTAAGCATCATCATGATCTCAAGATCAAATTCTTCACCTGGAGTTTCACTTGCCATTTTAATCGATGGAGCTTTTTTAATACTCCTGATGCCTGATTCCTGATCCATGTCTTCTCGATCAAGATCTTCTTGAGTTTCACCTGCCTCAATGGCTTTCATCATATCAATTAATCTTTGTTCGTCTTCTCTTGCCATAATGTTTTAATAATACACCTTTTGAGTTTGTTGTAAAGGCTCATCCTCATAATCTTCAGGATGTTGAATTAATCCGCCTTGTCTAAATCTCATTACCGCTTGAGTCATGGAATCGACTAAATCGTCGTGATCTCCGTATGGAAATGCTGCACATTCTTCAATAACTTCTTGTGCAAACTCCATATCTGTGGGCGCCCATATTCTCCCTGATTCAAACAGTGGAGAGACACTGTTAACCCTCGTATGTTTATCATTACCTTTTGAGGGTGTAAAATTTATAACAGGAATACCAGCCTTACGCAACTCATAAGTTAGTGGTAGTCCTGAAGCCTTACCCTCGATGATTACTGTTTCCGGTTGCCAGTATCCATATTGGTCAAGTGCAATACGCCGTAGTTCTGGAAACTCATACCGACCTTTCACTGAATCAAGCAACAGGAGACAGGGGCCAGAGTCTTCTGTTGGATGAAACACGCCCCAGGTGGTAATTGCAGAAAAGTCTGCAGTTTCTTTTTTCATGAATGCAGTATCATAAGATTGTATAACGTGTTCTAAATTTGGAAGTGTTTCTGAATCCCAATTCTTCCACCACTCTCGTTTTATCAATGCACCTTCTTCTCCTGTTGGATTTTGCATATACTGTGCATTCCATTTTGATAATGGAATTGATGCTCTAACTGCTTCTAAATCTTTTATGTTCCAGTATTCAGGCCATAAAGGTTTTCCATCCGGCATGATTGCAGGAAATTGAATTACTTCCCATTGATCAGCTTTTGGTTCTTTTTGAGCTTTGATTAATCGTCCTGCTAAATCTTTTTCATTCCATCTTGTCATAACAATTACAATTGTTCCACCAGGTTGAAGACGTTGTCTTGGTCCTGATGTATACCATTCATAAGTTCTCTCAAGAGCTTGTGCATTCATTGCATCTTGTTCAGTGTGTGGGTCATCAATAATTAGAAGATCAGCACCCCGTCCAGTAATTGCAGATCCAACACCGGCTGCATAATATTCACCACCTTGTTGTGTTTCCCATTTACCAGCAGCTTGTGAATCTTCTTTAAGTCTTGTTTGAAATACTTCTTTGTACTCTGGTGAATCCATAAGTTGTTTTGCTTTACGACCAAACC